ATGCTGATTATATGGATAAATGGGCATTGCAAGTTTTCTACATTTATCCATATGCAAGCACAGGTAATGTCACAGGTGGAAAAATTTATTATCAAGATGGAACAAGTGTGGCTGAAGGAACCTCTTATAATTGGAATACTGGATACACCTCATCACTTATACGTCAATATCATATGTATCAATATGGAGAAAATCAAGCCGGATCGTTTGTAGATATTTATAGACCACGATTAGAGATAGTAGATGGGAACGAACCTACAATAGAAGAATTAATTTCATGTTCAACACATAGAGTTCTTAATGATTCTAGTGGTATCCAATTGCCTATTAATAGTAAAATATATAAAACAGGTGTAGGATTCTATGATAATGTATCAGAAGTTGGTGTAACAGAAGGATTAGTTGGATATTGGAAACTAAATGGAGACGCGAAGGATTATAGTGTTAGTGGGTATGACGGAACTGTTAATGGTGCTACAATATCTAGTGGTCTGAAGGATTTATCGTACGAATTTGACCTAGCCGGAGAACGAATTAATATTTCTACCATTACTCCTCTGTTGACTAGTATGACAATTAGCGCTTGGTTCAATATGAATGGAGGGGCAGGTACATATAGATGTGTGTTACATAATGGTTTAACTACTAGTGTTGGTGATACCAATTTTTGGATTGGGGTAAGCGGCGCAAATAATTTAGTTGCAACAATTGGTGCTCATACCGGAATTGGTTGGGCGGCAGGAGATACTGGAGTAGCAGTTACATTAGGAGAATGGGTGCATATGTCAGCAACATGGGATGGTAGTAATGTTAAAGTGTTTGTGAATGGATTATATAATAAAACATATTCACTAACGTCTATTAATAATGAGCCTACTGCTAATACAACAATAGGCGCATCTGGTAATAGTGGGACTTATCAAGTAATTGGTAAAGTGAGTGAAACTAGAATCTATAACAGGGATTTGTCTGAGGAAGAAATATATATACTATATAAATATGGACTGCCTAATACAGGGATGCAGTTAAAGAATGATGGGACTTTATATGTTAATAAAGAAATTAAAGAAGGATTATAAATTATGGCACAATTAGATAGCACTACAGTATTTGGAGATTTAAAAGTAAATAATGATTTAAATGTATCTGATGCAATAACCCTAAGTTCTGCAGGATTGGTAACTGCAACATCTTTTACTGGTGCAGGGACTGGATTAACTGGAACTGCGTCAAGTTTAAGTATTGGCGGTACTGCGACATTAGCAACAGACATCGCGGCTGGAAGTGCTGGACAAATAATGTATCAAACTGGGTCTAATGCTACATCATTCTTAGCAGCTGGAGCTTCTGGATATTATTTGAAATCTAATGGAACAAGCGCTCCTTCATGGGTTACAGCGCCTGGTGTTTCATGGGCTGCAGGAGTCACAGACAACGGAATAGTATCAGGAAATTCTAGTAGTCAACTAGTTTCCGAATCTACATTGACGTATAATGGCATAGATTTATTATCAACTGCTTCATACACTGGACAAAGAAGACTTGATGTATTAAATACTAATACAACTGGAACAACTGTTCGAGCAGCAATTGGGGTTAAAACTACCAGTGGTGGAGGTACTACACTTTATGGATATGGCAATGCAAATACTGAAACTTTACTCAGCGAATCAATGACCGACGCAGCGTTAATATACGGCGAAAGTTCTTCGTCAAAACTTATGATTGTCGCTGGAGCTGGACCTATAAAATTCTTTTCTCCGACAGGATCAGGATATGTATTTAATGAGAATGGATTAGATAATGATTTTAGGGTAGAGTCTAATTCATATTCTCATAATATTTATATGGACGGGGCTACAGGGAAAATAAATCTTGGAGAAAATAGTTCAGCCACCGTATATAAAATGGCTAACATTATTTCATCAAACACTGATACAAACACTCTAACAAATGTTGGGTGTTCAACACTAGATGATGATAACTTATTAATTTGGAATGCTTATAATGGTGGAACTGGTACAGCGAGTGCTATATATGCAAATATAGATTTTGCAACTGGTACAGCATTAAATTCAAACAGTTATAGTACAGCAAGACTTTGTTATAAAGGGTATGGCAATGCTACTTCAACTACTGGTAATTATTTCTCTATGATAATGTATAATGGTGGAATGAAAGAGCAATTTAGATTCACAAGATTAGGTGCTCTACATGCTGAAAATGATATAATTGCTTATTCTAATACGATTGGTTCAGATATAAGATTAAAAAAGAATATAGAAACAGCGCCTGAGAATTCTCTTGAGAAAATTATGAAAACAAGAGCTGTAACTTTTGATTGGATTAGTGAAAACAGACAAAGAGATACAAAAACTACAGGATATATCGCTCAAGAATTAGAAGAAATATTCCCTGAACTTATTCTTGAAGTTGAACCACTAGATGATGGTTCAGGTGATGAAACAAAATATAAACACATTAGATATAACGAGCTTATTCCTCATTTGTCAAATGCTATGCAATAACAACAAAGAATTATAAGAAAGCAACAAGAAGAAATAAACGAACTAAAAGAACAAATGAAATTAGTTCTAGAAAAAATTAAAATATAATTATGGCACTTTTAATTACAAAAAATGAAACAATATTAGGAGATATTAATGTATCTCAATTATATGTTAGACTAATTATTAGCTATGGTCCTAATGGTGAAAATATTAGTGTAAATCCTTATGTATATTCATCAAAAGAAGCTTACGAATTATCAGAGGATAATTATTTTCGGGTTGAAGGAGTCACAGCATCTCAGAATTTTATATACAATAGGCTATCAGAAGGATCTGATATATTATCTTTCGCTCATACTAGTATGAAAACTTTATTATCTACAGATATTACAGAAAACATTCCTGCTCTGGATTCATCTACTGGAGAAGAAATATTTGATCCATCCACAGGTGAAACTATTACTAAAAAAATAATAATCATGTCTAAATTTGCAATGGATAGTTCTATTTTAATTGATATTTAATATTAACACTTCTTTAACATTATTTTTGAAACCTTTGCCCGGAAGGCCATATAAATAGTACTGAGCGTCAGTGAAAGTACTATATAATACTACTACTAACTGTTAAACAGGGGAGTTATCTTAGCTCTCCTTTTTTTATGTGAATAAATAAAATAAACAAACCCTGACAATGGCAGAAGATAGTACTCAAAATCAAAAACTAAGCGCAGCTTGGCCGAACCGAGTTAATGAACACGGCCCTACCGGATTGCAAATTTGTGAAGTTAACACTCCAGCCTTTGATATGACGAACATGCTTCAAGCAGCTCAGACTTATTCTAGGATAAATGGAGCAATAAATGAACTTGTTGGTATGGAAGTAAGATGGTTCAGAGCTGTCCCTCAACAGAGATCACAAGATGTCATTTTTATGGAGTATACATTAAGCTGCGTAGAAGATGAGCCAGTTTGTTTGAAAGTCGTTCTTCCTGATGGAAACTTTCCAGATTCAAAATATAACTATGATTTAATGGGCCTTGAATATGAGGTTCCTTTAGAAGTACAGATTGACAAGTACTATTGGGAAACAAAAGCCGGATCGGGGACAGCTCCTCAAAAAGGTGATATTGTTTATTTTTCTACTCCTAATAAATTATACGAAGTAGTTTCATCATATATCTTAAGAGGATTCATGGAACAAGAAACTACTTGGAAAATCAATATGAGAAAGTATCAACCTGCTGCATCAAGAAAAGAAGGAGAAGCTCTTACTGCTACTATAGATTCTTATACTGTAAGTGCTGAAGAGCTATTCGGCGAAAAACAAGAATCAGATATTAAGAAATTACAAGATGATAAACAAATGAGCCCATTCAATTCAACATCAAGAGATGTTTATAAATTACTAGACCCTTCTATTATGATAATTCCAGCAAAACTGGAGATTTATGGAATGCTAGTTGCTGAAAACTTCTATGATTTAAGCTCATCTAACTATCCCAACGCGATAACGTATAACTCTAGTGATAATATTTCAATAACTGGTGATAGATCAATTTCGGCTTGGACTATGATCGATCCAGGTGTAGTTGATGAGATACCAGTAGAATCTATTATAGCTGATTCACTTACAGTTTTAGGCGCTAATTACAAAGTGCAACTTAGCTCTAGAATAAACAATAGAATAAAAGCGCTTCCAATGGTTGGTGATAATTTAGAAATATCAAGACCTGGAGCGCTTAACTTCTATGTAACTGTGATAAAACCTGATGTAGATGCCTCTACAGGGACTGGTATATATTATGTGAAGATAGATCAAACTGTGATAAATCATTTAGCTGGTGTTAGTGCTACTTGGGCTTCTGCAAGAAATTATAAAATGAAACAGTTAAACCCAGTTAATATAATCGATGGGGTTAATAATAGTTATGATGGCTCAACTGGATTTAGAGTTGATATATTAGCAAATCAGTATATTAAAGTACAGTATGGTGCAGCTCAAGAACATATCGCTGTAATGGACGAAAAACTATTAGATAAAGAGTGGTATGGCTTAATTGTGAATATCGGAAATACTTGGGGTCAGTATAATACTTATGTTTATAGACAACACCCTTCCGATTCAAACTCTAAAATAGAAAATATTTTCTATGAAACAATAAACTTTACACCAGAGCAAACTACTGTGGATTATTATACTGTGAACAAATCGCCTTCATATCTTACTAATTTGAGACTTTATGTTTCAACTATGGAAGAAGAAAAACAACGAGATGAATTACTATCATACTTTATCCCTGACGGAGATCAAGCTCGTATTGCCGATAACGCTGACAGGAAGTTCTCGGCCCCATATATTGGCCAACAACGTTAACATGCTAAAAATAAAAGAAAATGAAAATAAAAGAAGAACGAAATAAACTTGAAGAATTGCTTGAACAATCCTCAGAAAAAATAACCGATGATGTGCCAGTTCCAGGAGCTATTCCTGAAGAACTTCAGCAATCAACAATGGGTATTGATTTTGAAGAGCTAAGAAACCAGTGTAATAAAGAAGCTCGTGTAATGATAAACAACTCAATTGGATTTATTTTACCCCCAGAAATGATAAAGGGGAACTTATATCTCAAAAATAAACTTGAAGTCGATGTAATGTCTCTATCAGGTATGATTTATCAACTTCGAGCTAATGAGGCCATGCAAAAGGCCATGATGGAAGAAGTTGACAGAGGATTTATGCATCCAAGAATGTTTGAAGTCTTTGGCGGTTTACCGAAAACCATCGCTGACATTAACAAACAGCTCCTTGGAACTGTAGAAGCTATCAAAATGACGTACAAAGATGTTAAAAACGACATCAAAGAGCAACAGACAGAGGCACTTGGCGGTGGAAACACCATGGGTGGGATGATTGAGCAAGGAGATGGCGGAGTAGTTTCTATGGGTACGAAAGAACTCATCAATTCAATGAAAAAACGCCCAAAACCAAAGGATGATTCAATCCAAGATGTTGAGGAAGTTACATAAAACCTTATCAGACCTTATAATATATAGCTAAAAATAGTTTACTATGGCTCACATGACGATATGGACGACAGCTCTTGTTGAACAAACAAAAGAAAAACTCCGACATATATAGATGCTGATTTAGGTTGTTTTCATATGAACGACACTGAATTGAAATCTGGTAAAATTCTTTTCAAACATACTAAAACAGAACTTACTGAATTTGCAAAATGTTCAGGAGATATTGTTTATTTTGTTTCTAAATATTGTAGATTTTTAACTGACTACGGTCGGCAAACTGTTACTCTTAGAGATTTTCAGGAAGAAGTTCTAGCAGAACTTGCAGAAGAGGAATGGAACGAAAAACTTCAAGATTTATCACCTAAATCAAGGAACTATATTTTAATGGCTTCCAGACAAACTGGAAAGACTACAACTATTGCTGCATTCTTTGCTTGGTATCTATGTTTTCATACTGATAGAAACTTAGCAATTCTTGCAAACAAGCAATCTACAGCTCATGAAATCGTTTCGAAAGTAATGGACGTTTTCAAAGGTCTTCCTTATTTCCTTAAGCCTGGTATTGAAAGTTTCAATAAAGGTGGAATGAGATTAGATAATGGCTGTCAATTATTCTCTCAAGCTACAACTTCTACTGCTGTTATTGGTTTTGCTATCCATGTACTATACGCAGATGAGTTTGCTCATATTGCTCCGAATATTGTCGGTGACTTCTGGAGATCAGTATATCCTACATTAGCATCTTCTGAAATATCGCAATGTATTATCTCATCTACACCTGCTGGACAAGCTAATCTCTTTTATGAGATATGGGATAACGCAGTTAAAGGAAAAAATTCATTCAAGTACAAAAGAGTTGATTATTGGCAAGTCCCAGGCCATGATGCTGAATGGGCTACTAAAATCAAGGCTGACTTTGGAGAAGAACGATTTGCTCAGGAATTTGAGCTGAAGTTTAACTCTGACTCAAAACTCTTGCTTGGTTCGAAGGAATCTGCATTCTTAAAAAGAATAGAGCAGGATTATGTCTTTAAAGATTTAGATAATACAAGTTTTGATGAGGAATTATGGAGAAATCTTAAGTGGAGACCCGACTTCGATCCAAATGAAGGATATGACTACAAAACTAACTTATTTGCCATATCCGTTGATACTGGAGAAGGCAAGGATTATGATGAAACAAAGGATAATGATTATAACGTCCTTAGTATCTATCAATTAGAACTAAAAAGTTTAGTTCAATTGAATCAACTACGGCCCGATCAGTATTATCTTAGAAATATGTTTAGATTAAATGAAGTTGGTCTATATAGAGATAATTATAAAGATGAGGAAGTAGCTGCCAAAGTTGCTAAATCAATAGTATATGAACAACTAGGTGCTGATTCATGTATTGTATTATTAGAAATGAACTTTAATGGAAAGTTCTTCTTAAATATTTTCCAAAGAGATGACAATTATTATGATGACATTATAATGAGAACTTATCATACCAAACCAATCCCAGGACAAGAATTTCCTAGAAAGAAGCCAGGGTTTAAAGTCGGTAATGATAAAGAACATTTTTGTAAAGAAGGGAGACGTTTAATTAGAGATAAGACTCTAGTTCCTAACGATACAATGACTATTCTTGAATTTGCTTCTTTTGGCAGAGATAAAAGAGGGAAATATAAAGGAATTGGCACACATGATGATACAGTTATGGCTACATTGAATGTTTCTAGATTACAAGCGGAGCCAATGTATGAAGATAGATTATTTGATATACTTGATGAATTACCCGATTCTCCAAACAAAAGACTTATAAATTACTATCTAAATAAAGTAGAAAAAGACTCTGATATAGGAGATGAATTATTCTCATCCTTATACAGTGAGGAAGAACCAGCAATAACTGAAATGTCAATGCTCGGAGATATATGGACAGCTGGTGAGAAAGAGAAAAAGAGATATAAAGTTAGCAACAGATTAGGATTCAAAAAAGGTTAAATATAGTCCCTCTTAAATTTGATATATAATAAAAGAACATATTATACAAAAAGTTTTAATGTACAAAAATATTTAGAATAAATAATAAAAATAACACAATAAGATATGGCAAAACTTGCTTTAGATTTATCTCAATTTAAGTCAGCTGGTGTATACACAGTAGAGGTTGATCAATCAGAAAGAATACAAGTAACAACTCAAACTTTGAGATTGGTGCCTGGGTTCTCAGCGAAAGGACCTTACAACGCTCCTGTTTTTATTACAAATACCAAAGATCTAACAAGATTATTTGGAGTTGAAGATACTAAATTAGAAAGAAAAGGCTCTTTCTTCCAAAGATCAATACGAACCTGTTTAAGTACTGCTCCAGTTTTTGCAATTAACTTACTTAAAGTTAATGATGTATCTAAAGGTGGTGGTGACACAGTTCAGTTCACTCCGTTCTCAATAGATTCAAGTAAATCAAATAATGATACTGGATCTGATATGTATGCAAACATGTTTAACAGAGAACGATTCTGGAAACCAGATGAAGAGTATGTACAAGGTGTAGTAAATAATAGCGGTAGCTATACATCAAATTTAGATGCTCCTTTATTTTCAGTTGTTAATGTTGGTACAAAGGATTTAACCTTCATCACAAGAAAAGCTAGTGGATTAGGTGGATATAGTGTAACTGCAACAGACTGGTATGGTTCAGCAACGAACATTCCATATGAATGGATTCGTCCTTACGACTTAATGGAAGATTATTTCATTCAAGTAATTGCTATAGAAGGTGATTGGTCTAATTATGCTAATTTAGCTTCTGACCCTTATTACTCAACATATTTTACAAATACAAGTGATGCAAGTGGTTTAATCCCTGCACAAATAAATAATTTCCTAAATGCTGATAATGTCAACTTAGTTGGATCTTGGACAGGAACAATTATTCCTGATTTTAAAGATCAAACTGGGGCTGAACAATATCTTCCTACTATTGTAAATGGGGCCGTTTCATTAACCGGTGTATATTGCACAGTTAATAAAGATGCTCTTGACCAATTAATTTGGGATGAAGATTCAAACCAATGGGAAACTGGAGATGGAACATCTGCAACAGCGGCCCCTTTCTTAGTCGACTTAGTTGGTCACTCATATGCTAGAGACTCTTCTACAACCGATGACGTTAATATCACATTCTTAAGTTATGATATTGATGTAAGTGGCGGAATATTTTATAGAGAAGCTGGTGTAACTGCTTATCCAGCTGGTGATATAACAGGTAAATCATTTACATTAGATTCTTCTGCAGACGCAGCATATATAACTGTTGGAGATTATGTTACATCTGGTGCAGAAATTACACCTGGCGTAACAAGAGTTCTTAATAAATACTATGATGTATCAGCATATGTAATTGAAACTGCAGAACCTGTATTAGATGGTTATGCTGCAACATCTATAATTACACAACGAGCTATTGAAGATGCTTCTGTTAACGAAGCTTACAAAATGATCCCAATGACTGGATTAAAAATCAGAAACCGACACGTACCTGGTTATTCTGATTATGCAGCTGGCGGAACTGCTAATGCAGAAGCCGGTGTTGAAAAGATTTATGGTATGCTACACGATGAAGGAATTCTTAGAGGATTAACAAATCCTGATATGATTGACTATCGTTATGTTGTTGATACAATGGCTTATGGGCTAGGCGCTAATATGGGCGGAAAATCTAATCTTTCTTCATTAGCAAAGAAAAGAGGAAAATGTACTGCTCTTATCAATGCTCCTGCTATTAAGCAATTTGCTTCAGCTACCAATCCATTCTTTGGAGAAACTTATGTTTCAGGTGTAGATCCTAAACCAATCTTTAGCACTCAGTATATTGCTGAAGGCGGAAACCCTGATATGCCAAGATCATTTAGATTTACTCTTCCTTCTGAAGAGCTAGGTTCTAAGTATTGCGGAGTATTTGGACCTTTCCTTAAGTATAATGAAAATGGAAAACTTATAGACGTTCCACCTGCTGCTGATGTATCAAACACATTCGCACGTAAGTATTTAGGTGGTAACCCTTATGCGATATGCGCGAATAGAAATGGTATTCTTTCTAATCCAGTTTTATCAGGTGTAGAATATATGATTGATAAGACTGATAGAGATTATTTAGAGCCATTTGGATATAACTCAATCATTGAAAGACCAGCAACTGGACAGATAATGATTTACGCTAACGCAACTGCATTCCAAAGTGTTAAAAGTGATATGAATAACTTACATGTTAGAGAATTACTTAATACTTTAGAAATTCAGGTTGATCAAGTTCTTCAGAACTATGTATTTGACTTTAACAATCCTGTTACTAGATTGAATATCATAAACTCTGTAGCACCTATTTTAGAATCAGTTAAGGATGCAGGCGCTATTTACAAATATAATTTGACAATGGATGATACTAATAATTCAGCTAATGTAATCGCTGATGGATTTGGAATCGTAGACATTGACCTTTGGATAACTGGAGCTCTTACTAAGATTATTGCAAGATATACAGTTAATACTGATGGTGGAGTGAGTTCAGGTGGATTCGCAGCAAGTTAATAAATAAATCAAAATAAAATAAGCAAATAATATGGCTGAAAATTTTAAAAGTCAGGGCCTCTTCGGCTTATCACATTTCAGAAATTCAAGAGCATCTCAAGAGTTGTTCGAACCGGTATATCAGAACTTGTTTACAGTTCAACTTGCTTTACCGACTGGTGCTTGCGCAGATGAAGAAACTTCTAATCTATTGTTAGAAGGTATAACTAATATTTCTGGATTGCAATCTCACTCATTCCCTACTACGTTAGCGGAACAGAAATTCAAGTGGGCTTCTAGACGTTTTGCAGGTGCTAAACCTGATAAGACGACTATGGATGTGGCATTTGACTTTGAAGTGAACGTTGATAAAACTCCTAGTGCATATACTATTAAGACCCTTAGAAAGTGGTGTGACTTAGTTTATGACCCACTAACTGGTAGAACTGGATTAAAGGCTGATTATGTAGCTCCATGGGCACTTATTACTCTATATGATAGAGGTTCAAGACCATTCTGGCAGTGGAAGATGTATTACGTATTCCCAATGACAGGAATCCAAGAAGTTCCACTTGACTATAACAGTGAAGATCTATTCAAAGTGACAGGATTTACTTTAGCGTGTGATTTTTGGGATGAAACCATAGTTTAATGATAACTTACAATAAATGAAAAGAGAAGGCTTGGCCTTCTCTTTTTTTGTGAAAACTTAGTGAGCTTTCTACATATAAAGATATATAAGATATAAAACAATTTTTAAAAGAGAAAATATGGCCAATAAGGAAACTGAAAAACAATTACAAAATTACGTAGAAAATCAAGAACAAGGCGATCAATCATCGCCAACCTCCCAAACTAAAAAAGATATAGGACCCGAAATCATTGAAGCACCAGCTCCTAGATTTCCTAACCAACGGAGTGATGATCAGATTAGTATGGCCAACCGTGTGGGGTGGCAGAAGATTCCGATAATGGATCTACCTACACAAGGACTCTTTTACCCAGAGGACACCGAGGTGGCTATCAGGGCTGCAAGTGCAAATGAGATCAGACACTGGTCTACATTACAAGATGATGTATCTGCAATTGATGACATGATGAATTATGTTATTGAGAGATGTGTATCATTTAAAACGCCTGGTCCTTTTAGTTCATGGAAAGATATTAAAGAAATTGATAGATTCTATATTCTTCTTGGAATTAGAGAATATACATTCGTGAATGGCCAAAATAATCTTCAAGTTAAGATTTCTGAAACTGAAAAGAAAGATGTTGATAAAGGAATGATTGATTATATTAACTTCGATGAGAAGTTAATGGAGTATTATTCAGATCAAGAAAGATGTTTTGTTCTACCATTCAAAAGTGGTAAGACTATAAGTGTATCTATTCCAAGTGCTGGTGTTACTGGCTTTTTGAAAGCATACATTAACAGAAAACGTCAATCACAAGAAATGATAGATGAGGATTTTATCCAATTTGCTCCTTTTGTGATTAAAGACTGGAGAGGGCTAAACGATAATAGCTATGCTAGTATGGTTCAAGATTCTCTTAATTGGTCTATTGAAGAAATTTCAGTATTAACACATCTCAAAGATCAATTCATGGATGCTGTTAACCCTATTATTAGATATACTGATGAGGGAGGTGCGGAGCGTACAGCCCCATTGAACTTTCACGGAGGGGTCAAGTCTATTTTCCTTATTTCAGATCCATTTGGACAACTGGTTTAAGATTGAATTTCTATTTGCTAAGAATTTGCACATCGATCCTATCACATTAGGAGAGATGGAGTTTTATCGAGTTGAGTATATGCTTCAGAACTATGATGAGTTCGTTAAGGAAGAAAAGAAACAACATGAAGATCAAAGAAACTCTCAGGAATCATCAATTCCACAGCAACAACAGCAAAGTATGAAGCCACCTAAGATGGCTGTACCAAAAATGTCAATGCCAAAAATGTCAATGCCTAAATTTTAAAGTGTCTTCGGACACTTTTTTAGTTTATGGAGATATATAAAATAAACATTTGCAAATGGCTCAAGATACTAGAGATTTATTATATGGGATATTAAAGGTAGTCACAGAGATTAAGAATAATTCTTCATCAAATGGATCAAGTGATACTAGCGATAAATCAAAAGATGAGAAATCAGATTCTTCAAAGAACAGTGGAATTATGTCGTCATTTTTAGGTAAAGATGCAAAACCTGACGATATCAAAGACATGGGCCAGGCCTTAAAAGTATTAGCTAAGGGTGTTGGTGCATTATCATCTAAAGTTGTAGTATGGTGGGCAGTGCCAAAAAAGGCAAAGAAATCTCTTATTGATTTTATGGAAGATTTACTCCATATTGCCGGGACAAAATTAGGAGCTGAGAAAGCTCGAATTGTCGCAGATAGTATGGCAGTAATTGGCGATGCTTTACCGGAATTAGCTAAAGGTGTCCTAAGATTTGGAATGATGGCTAAACTTGGAATGGTAACTGCTACAGTAATGGGTATTACTGCGTTATTTGGAGTGCTAGCTACTTTTGGTGCCGGACCCCAAATTGTTGCTATTGCAGCTGCCGCTGCAGCATTAGCCGGTGTTGGTGTTGCACTGATAGGAATATCAAAAGTGTTAGATAGCGTGGCTAAAATCATGCTAGCATTTGGTGCTTCAATAATAACGATGGTAGGCGCAATTTACTTAGCATCGAAATTATTTAAAACTGATGTGTGGGGCGCAATGCTAATAATTGGAGGTACTATATTGATGCTGGGTGTTATATTTGCAGGGCTAGGAGTCATGGGCCCACTTATTGCATTAGGCGGAATAGCAGTAGCTGCAATGGGTACCGGACTTTTGACTATGGGCCTTGGTTTTCTTTCATTCTTTGGCGGAATGGCTCTTTTACAAAATTTATTAGGATTGAATATTTCAGAAATGATTCTTTCAATGATTAAGCCTATTTTCATGTTAGGACTTGTTTTTGCAGGTCTTGGCCTTGTATCGATGCTTATAATACCAGGAGCTTTGGCCGGGAAATTGATGGGAACTGCTTTATTATTTATGTCAGCAGGAATGGCAGCAATCGGGTTAGTCGGAATAGGCTTGTCTAAATTAGCAGATGCAGTTGGAATTAAAGATGGTGTTGAGGGAGTGTTCACATCAATGGCTAGAGGTATCATGAAAATGGGTGGAGCTCTTAGTATCATTGGACTATTATCACCACTTATCTATTTAGGCTCTGGAGCTCTTATATTAATGAGCATATCAATCGGCCTTTTCGCATTAGTTGCGCTAGGGATTGGTGGAGTCATTGCTAAAATAGAATCTCAAAGCGGTGGATTACAAGGTATGCAAGATAACATTGCAGACTTAATTGGTGGAGTTATTCAAGGAACTATTCGAGGAATCTCAAAAGGTTTACTTGGTGAAGATTCAGCAGATAAAAGCTTCTGGCAAAATACTGGAAAAGTCGCAGGTAATGTAGTGAAACTTATGGGCGGAATAGTATTATTAATGGGATTATCTTATGCGTTGACTATGTTTGCGTTCGCAGTTAAAGCATTCACAAAGGCAGGTAGCATCAGAGTGATCACTGGATATGATGCTGATGGAAGGGCAATCTTTGGTGAAGAAGTTCCAGTTAAATTAGCCGGCGAAAACATAGCAAACTCTATTGGATCATTCTTCACTACATTAGTACGCTTATTTGAAGATGAGAAAGTTATGCCGACTGCAATGAAATTAGCTGTTATTTCTAGATTACTAATGGGAAAGAAAGCTACTAAGATAATGGGAATAAAGATTCCGGGAACTGAACAACCTGGATTATTAGATGCAATAACAGGATTTGCTGGGGTTATAGAACAGTTTGCTGATATTAGAGGTATACCAGTTTATAGCGATGATGGTGAAAAAATAATAGGCCATGTTAAGCCTGAACAAATCGCAGTAAACATTGTAAACGCACTTGTAGGATTCTTCGGCGCGTTTAAAAACACAGAGGATTCATTGGGACGACTTGGCAGTGATACAGCAGATAATTTATCATTAGTCTTATTAGGAAACGATAAAAAGGGCGCTAATGCAAAGAAAGGGATTTTATCTCCACTTATTAAATTTGCAGAATTATTAGAAGTTATGGGTTCTGATCCTAATAGAATGACATACAAAGATGAAGTAACTGGCGAGATTCATAAAATAGACGTTCGAACAACTGCAGTTACAATGGTTAATGCGTTAGTTGAATTTGCTAAAGGAGTTAATGAAGCGATGAAAAATATCGATGATGTAGAAGGCGATGGTAAGAGAATGGGAAAAAAGAAACAACAAACTGTCATCAGTACACTTGGAATGCTTAATGATGAATTTA